GGTACGGGACGCGGTTCGCCTCGGCCCAGGCGGTGAGATGCGCGAGGTAGCCGCCGTAGATGTGGCCTGCATTGGTGCCGAGATGCCTCCGCACCTCTTCAAACACCACCATACCGACGCCGCCCGCGGTCTCATCGATCTCCTGCAGCCAGCCGCGGAACCGCAGCCAGATCATCCCGCCGCCTTCGAAGCGGTCCGGCCGAAACTCCTGCACCCCGCTGGCGACGGCTCCGTCGCGATTGCGGACGGCCCAGCCGGTCTTCTGGCCCAGATCGAGGGCGAGGATTACCGGCGTGACCGATGTGCCTCCGGCGAGCACCTCGATCGGCACCGCAACGCTTGCATCCGGGTCTCGTTGGGTCAGAGTCTGAGTAGCCATGATCGTTTCCTCATCTCGGGGTCATCGTGGTGAGGATGGCGGCGGGGAACTGCCAGGAACGCCGCCGCCATCCGCTCTTCCGGGGGTGGGTGCCCCGGCGGTCCGAACACGTCGCGCGCCCCTCAGGTTGGAGAGAGCGCAAAGCTTGCGCATGCGCTCTCTCCCCTGAAAGGGGAGGTTCATTTAGCAACTGCATTACGCCTCCCAATGCATTGAAAAAACGAAGCAAAATGCCTGTGGCCAAAGTTGCCAATCTGGCCACCGGCCACGACGCTAACGCATTGATATCGTTGACTGCTCGTGGCTGGTGGCCAGCAGCCACGAGTGGTGGCCAGGTTTCTTTGGCCACGAGATTGCGCGCACCACGCTTATTCGTCGTCATGCCGATAAACCCATACGGCAGGGTTCTCGACGGCGAGCGCGACGCCGGTCTGCGGACACTTGTAGTGGGTGGGCAGCACTGGCATCGGTTCGGTGACCGTCACCTCACCGGTACTGGGATCGACGCTCTGCTCGGGAGTGCCGAGTTCCATCCCATCGACGCAGAGGTAGCCGAAGCGGGACCTCGCCGCCGTTAGGAGCCCATAGTCCTGGTAGTTGCGGAAGAACTTGACGTAGCCCTTGGTGGCAAGCACCGAGATCCGCTCACGAATGGTGGCGTTGCCGCCGAGACCGGCCTTGTTCTCGAATGCTTCGGCGAACTGGCGCCCGGTGTAGACCCGGCCCTGGCGCGCCTCCTCGAACAGGATCTGCAGGATGACGTCGCGCTTGCGAACGCGTTCGGCATCGAGCTTCTCGCCGAGAGACCTCCGGATCAGACGCTCGCCGCGGCGGTCGAGCTCGATCCAATGGCCATTGACCTTGTCGATGAGCTTCGGCTCGATCGCCGGGCCGTTGCGCAGCTCGAAGTGCAACATCCGCTCCGGCCGATCCTCGTCCGGCCGGTGCATGAGAATGCCGGCGGTGTAAAACCCACGCAGCGCGCCGGCGCCGGACAGCGCCTGGAACGGATCTTCGGCCAGCTGCTTCTTGGTGATCTTTCTGGTGTGGTGGCAGAGGATCAGCCCGGCTTCGCACGAGACGGCATCCCGCAGCGCCTCCACGCGCTCCTGCAGGAAGAACAGCATGGCGGCGTTGTCGTTCTCGCCCTTGCCGTCGGCGCCGCCGTCGAACAGATTGCGGATCGGATCGATGACAATGATGTCAGGCGGCGCGTCGGGGAATCGGTCACGGATGGCGGCAGTGGTGGCGGCGACGCCGCCGGCATCGAGCAGCATCCGCACCTTCGGCGTGGCGACCAGCCGCTGCCTCGCCGCGGCGATGACCGAGGGATCGAGGCGGATCGCCTGGATGCGCTCGCGCAGGTAGTGGTACTGCACCTCGGCCTGCAGGTAGAAGATCGAGAGCGGTTGTGGCGGGGCGAAACCGAGGAACGGCACGCCGGCCGCCATGTGCGCCAGCAGGCTGATGACGAAGTCGCTCTTGCCGACCTTGGGCGCGCCGCCCAGCACCAGCATGCCGCCTGGGGTCAGCAGCCGCGGCGCGATCAGGTCGTCCGGCATCGCGCTCGTGTCGTCGAGGAGCTGGCCGAGCGTAAAGGTGGGCAGCGAAGCCGGAGCGCTCGGGCTCGCGAGTTCCAGGGCCGGGCCGTTGCGTTCCTCGTGCAGCCGCCACAGCCGCTGCGCTTCCGAGGCCAGCCGCTCCAGCGGCCAGCTGGGGCGCAGCATGGCGGCGTTGTACTGGCAGATCGCCTCCCAGGCCTCGTCGCGGCTGATCCGGCCGTCGTGCGCCATGCGCACGTAGTGACCGATGGCGGCGCTGGCGCCCTGGAAGCGTGTCCAGTCGTCCTGCCCGCCGTCCCGCACCGGGGTGATCAGCACGTCATCGATGTCAGGCTTCGCCACCCCTGACGGCGCGGGATCGGAGCCGACACCCGGCAGCGGCGGCATGGCATCGACGGCCTCGGCGAAGTCACGCAGGTCGACCTCGAGGGCGGGATTGTGCCGGCGGATCGCGACCAGCCGCTTGCAGCCGCCCTTGTGATATATCGAACCAGCACACCGGATCGGCTGATGCGCCGATCGGAAGTGGGTGTCGCCACCGACCTTGACGGCGATATCGCCGCGCATGCGGCAGAGGAGGCCGATGTCGTCGCCCTCGGCCGGCTCGGTCAGCCGCCACCAGACATGCAGCTTGTCGAGCCCCTCCGGCGTTCGGCCGCCGGACTCGACGATCAGCGTTGGCTCGCTCAGGTGCCGCAGGAGATGGTCGAGCTTGGCGGTGATGTCGCCGGCGTCGAGATCGACCACCACTGTCTGCATCTGCCGGATGTCGGCCGACTTGGCACGTCCGAACTCAGCGACAGTGCCGGGCACGACATAAAACGCCGCCCCCTCGCGTGCCGCCCAGGCGGCGAAGTTGACCGCCTTCTCGCCGACCGCGTCATCCGCCTCGACCCAGATGTTGTGCGGACGGCCGTCGAAGCCCTGACCCTTGTCGATGAAACCGCGGAACGGGATCCATCCCTCGCAGTAGCCGAACACTACATCGAGGAAGACGCCGATCTGCGCCGGATCCGGCTCCAGATCGAAGGGGTCGTCGTCGGCGACCGTCGGCGCGTCGTTGAAGTCCCGCCACGGGTTGAAGTGGATGATGTTGTCGCCGTCGTCGGTCACGCCGGCTGACTCCAGCAGCGCTGCGACCAGGCGCACATCCGGCATTCGTGATGGTCGGGGTTGGCGGCGAGGCGCGGCAGCAGCTCTCCCACCCCGGTCGCTTGGAGGATGCGCACGGCGCGGTCGCTCATCCGTTGCGCTAGCGCGCCGTCAAACGGCACCAGCTCGTGATGCAGCTCGGCGGTGTCCTTGTTGATGGCCGTGAACAGCGCCGGGTTGGCGGAGATGCCGGCGACGCTGTCTTCCATGTACGCCTGATAGAGGGCGAGCTGCGCGGCATAGACCGGCTTCGACAGAACCACGCCCTTCTGCGCCGTGTCCTTCCACGACCGCGCGTTCATCGTCTTGCATTCCCACAGTGCCGGATAGCCAAGCCCCGGCAGCCTGGGTCCGTCGGCGAGGATGCCGTCGATGTGGTCGCGGATGCGGCCGCCGGCGACGGAGAAGCCGAATTGGCCGCCGTCCGGACGGTTGCCCTTGCGGGTGTAGAGATCGAAGCCGGCGCCGCGCAGCCAGCCGGCAGCGAGGTCCTCCAGGACGTGGCCGATGGCGAAGATGCGCAGCGTTCGGCCGTCGAAACCGGCGCCTTCGTCCTTCGGCGCCTGCGCGTACTCGAACTGCAGCGCCCGCTCGCAAGGCGCTCCGAGGCGCGAGCCGCCAAGATAGGTCCGGGGCGGCGTGGCCCGATCTTTCGCTTCGAGCGCAGCGTCAATCAGGGCGCTGACGCTCTCCGCCGTCGTCGGCCTGTGGTTGTAATCGAGGACAGGGGCGGGGTTCGTCATGAACGGCCTCCCCCTGCTCCGAGCGACGACACCGTCGATGAGAACGGGCAGGGTCTCGCCCATCAGAAGGGGACCTCCGGCCCTTCCGGTTTCGCCATCGCCTGCATGGCGTCCTGGTATTCGCCGACGGCGACCTCGATCAGCGTCAGCACCTGCACCTCGCTCACATCGCAGAGCCGGGTGAGCCAGCCGATCTCCTCCATGATCTCGGCGACGGGCTTGACCGCGGCGCGGATGGCGGCGCGTTCTTCCTCCTGGAGGTCAAACATGCCGGCCGAGTCCCTGTGTCGCCGCCACCAGTAGTCCTGGCAGCCGATCGAGCAGAACCAGTGCGACGGCGGCG